CTAGCGCGGAGTCGTTGATTTCTTAATTTTTCCATTCCCAATCGCCAACTGATAGGTCACCACCTCTTTCTCCGTTTGAAATTGAATCTTAGTCAAGGAAGAATTTCCTCCCGCTCCATCAAAGACAATTTGGCTCTCTTTGATAAGTTGAACACCCTTCGGAAGGGAAAGTTCTTGATAAGGGCTACGGACCCCCTTCTGATCGATGGTGAGGATCCCTTTCTCCTCTCTTCCTATACTCATCTTTTGCGTCTCTTGGTAGACCCGCTCAAACTCAGAAAAAAAGAGCTTTTCTTCCACCTGATCAAAGGCTTGATAGATCGATCCTGATAAAAGCCAGCAGGCAAGACTTACAATTCCCAATGTCAACAGGCTTTCTAGCAAGGTGAAGGCCTTAATCTGCAACCGCACGCTGATCACCTGTATTCTTTTTGTAATGGGCTCGATAAGCCTCTGCTTGTTTTTGGGTGATCTGCCCTTCTGTCACCAGCTTAGAAAGGCTGGCTGTTTCATTGGTATGATTGAGTTCGTAGAGTTCAGCCTGACTCTCTACAACTTTGACCACCGCACGATTTCCTGTATCTGTTACCGAATCTTTCTGCTTGGTCAAATTCGGAACAAAGAGCAAAAGAAGAACGCTGATAATCAGCAAAACAACAAGCATTTCAATCAGCGTCACTAAAATTCTTTTTTCCGTTGTAATAGACAATCTCAACAATTGCCGTTATAAACACAATAAAAAAAGCCCCCTCAAATAGAGGGGGGTTGTGTGTCTTATATGTTTATAAAATTATAAAGTTTCTGGCCACGGATCATCTGTGGTATAGGTCATATTAGTAAATCGTAAATCTCCAATGTCGCGATCCGTAGGTACGTCATTCAGGAATTGTAAGCGAACATGACTACCATCTGTACGACCAGAAACGTAGAAAGTTCCTTGAGTAATACCCGCATCATTCATAATATATCCGAGTTTTGATCCATTAGGAATGAATCCTGATTTAATATTTCCTGATCGAACGATTATTACGAATTTTTCTTTGTTTGACGGATGTGGTTCGTATCCTACAGCGCCTCGACGTTTGATACCAAACCAGCCCCACGTCAATCCTCCCCACGTCAATTCAACGATATTGTTGATTCGACGGAATGTAAGTGTCGAAGTGTTTAAAATAGAACCTGTCATGGGCATTCTAACATCCCCAGTATCACCAAATAACACTCGCCAACAATTTTTAGCTTGATCACGAGTAGCGTTAGCATCATACATCTGGGTTTTGATCCATTTGACAGCTCCATTTTTCTTCAAACGGTCGACATATGTAGATCCAACTGGGATGTTTCGAAGCATGTTGATATTGTCACCATCATAAGGATAGTTATCACCAAATGCAGTAGACCCACCAGAACCAGATCCTACCGATCGCTTTAATTCTTCCAAGTCGTTCTTGCTTGCAAGCTGGCTTGTGTCAATAACTGGGATTTCTGATTTTGTAACAAATGGATTCCCGCCATTTTTTAATTTGTCATCGATCAGAGCATCAATCCCAAGCTCAAGATGTTTATTTTTGATGTTGCTTGTCATTTGAGATTGCAACGCAGAATACGTCGCGAAAGTCTGATAAGCCTTATCTGATGTCATATAGGCGCTCAAGTCAACTGCTGGTGCTGTTGGTGCCGGCTTGTTTTCTAGCTCTTGGACGCGTCGCTCTAACGGCCCGATGTCGATAGTTGTAGCCTGTGGACGTGCTTCAAGTGCTTCAATCCGTTTGGTCAAAGGTGCGTCATTATATGCTGATACTGTATGGTTTGCCATATAAGACGCGATTTCTTCGCGAATGTTAAGACGGCCAAGCTCAATCATTTCGATTGGTTGGTATTCATCCGCTGACTGTGTGACTTCTAGCGTGGTTCTACGGTCACTAGGGAATACATAGCCACCCGCTACAACTTCGACTGTGTATAGCCCAATAGGTAGTGGTTTAGCAAGTTTAAAGGCGATACAAGAGTTAGTAACCGTTGTATCTATACTTACCTTACCACTTGCATTATATAGCGTTATTTTGGCATCTGTGCCGTTTAATTCTTCTACTGGCTTGTGGTCTTCGTCAAGTAGCTTGTACTCAAAAAGAGAGGCGCTATCGCCTTGTTTAACGATACGCCCACCGCCCACTTGCTTTAAGTTTGTTGAGTTTAATCTCAATTTTCCACCTCACAATCTAGGCAAAAGAGCCAAAGTCTGTGATGCGTTTACCATTTTGTGATTGACCCACTGCTACATATCGACGATTGCCAGATGCGCCGATGTATGTTATCCAAATGTATCCGTCATTATCTAGCCATCCGTCATAGTTGATAACTTGACCAGCGGTATAGACTGCTACAATCTCTCCCAGAAGCCCTGCAGAAGCCCGTACATTGAGTGCGGATACTTCTACGGTAAATGTACCCTCTTCTGGGTTAAACTCGCTAGAATTGACTGTGAGAGGCTCTGATGGTGTGATAGGCTCTACTTGTGCTGGCTGACCATCCACTGGGAAATAGAACCATCCAACAATAGCGGTAAAATCACGGGTATTATATCGTGCTGGACCGCCAACATACAAAGCGTCTGCATTACCGTCAATATTCTGTTCGATGGTACGCATGGTGTAACCGTCACTATCTTCGATGACTAGGCCAGTATGCCCGTAAGAATGGCCAAATAAGTAAGTGGTCTCTTGGACGAATACTGCACCAGCTCGTGGTTTGCTATTAACGTTTCCGGCCTCGTTATATTCCACCTCGTAACCTAAATCACGGGCAGAGTTGAGCAAGTCAATAGCGTTGCCCCAGAGGGTTTTACCAAAAAAGTAAGTAGAGATAGCATTAGGTAGTGCAGCACACTGCATACCCCACTTGCTCATAGATACGCCAGTTCCAGCATCTGCCAAACCCTCTGCATATCCTAAAATGTCATTTAAAGTAGCCATTTACTGCTCCTTTCTTAAATCAAAAGCGACTACCCAGAAATAGATAGTCGCTAGTAGAAATATGTTAATCTTGGCTAGGTTCTTTATAGCCCAAAGCTCGTGTGCTATCGCCCAACCCAGCGGTAGTAGGGTCTGGAACGATATTCAATGCGTTGAATACTGTTAAACCTACAAGGTAAGGGTTTGAAACAAACTTACCAAGTAGGGCAAACACTGCCCCCCAACTCGTCAAATCTTCGAATTTGATACCAAAGTAAGCCAAGATAGGCAATACCAAGGCAAGCGCAAAACGTGTTACAAATGCACGGTTTTTAAAACGTACTGTCCAGTTAATTTTATTCATATTTTAGTTCCTCACTTCTAAATAATTAAACTTGGCAAATAGGCTATCTATGCGGCCGTTACCGCCAAGTTTTTTGTAATTCTCATGCATTCTATGCACAATATCAGACTCATGTACAGTAGTGTACCCTCGGTTGATTGCGACGGTCATATCACGCTCTAACCGTAGATACATCGTGACTAAATGAGCCTCATCATGGACGATTAGCTTGTCATTGACCTCACTAATCTTTTTGTTATTATCTTCTCCTACCTCTCGGATATCATTGACTGAGTGCTGGATTGCTCCAAGTTCGTCCTTTAACTCGTTAAACTGTTGTTTATTGAGATTGCCAGACCTACCAGCAAGCAATCCAAACCAGCTGGAAACAATGAGTCCGATTGTAGGGCCTAATTGAGATATTTCATGTATAATCCTCTCAAATACATCAAGCCATGTCATAGTCCCTCCTTTGTAGTGAAAGTGATTTTATTGAACGGGTTGAGTTTCAAGGTCGCCCGTTGTTTTTGGCTCGTCTTCTTTTGGTTCAGTCCACTTCCAGATCCCAATCTTTCCGTTTTGGTGCAATGCTTCGAGCTGTTCCAAGGTTTCGCCTTTGTAAGTGAATGGCTGGTTCACTTGGACCATGACACGTTTACCTTCCTGGAATTTTTCGGTATGGTTTGGATCTTCGAGCGCAAAGATAGCTTGTGCTGGATAAGTTACGCCTGTTTTACCAAGGTCAACTAGCTCAAGGCCACGTTTAAAGACTGTTGGATCAAGTGGACGATCGACGTCAGTTACGCGAGCGAGTACGCTCCATTCTGCCACGTCTTTCACCTTTTGAATTTCTTCGTCTTTTTTGGCAAGTTTAGCTTCATAGTCTTGGGCCTGTGTGTGCAAGTCCTCTTGCAATTTCTTCACGCCTTCGGCTGGGTTTAGCTCGGTTGTTACTTGTCCAAGGACTGCTTGGATCAATGCTTCGTCTGACTCGTTGGTACGATCACCAACCAAAACGCGTTCAAACGCTGTATAAGGGCTTGAACAGCGAATTGACACGAAGGTACGGCCTTCTTCTTGTAAGTATTTGTTAATAACTTTAAATTCCATAAATTTCTATTCCTCTTATCCTTCTAATTTTTGAGCTGTTTCATCAAACAACTCTTTGAGTGCTTGGTCGCTATCTAAAACGTTATTAAACTTGGTTAATATATCGTTAACGCGTCTGTATTCCTCGTCTGCTTCGTTGTATAAGACCTTGTAATTCGCTACTTCTACGGCTAAATTGGCAATTTTAACCGCTAGCTCGTTGATGATTTTATCTGTTGTATTCATTGTTTTCCTCTCTATGATAGCCCGATATCCCAAAAACCAGGCGAACCTTCACCATGTGCAACACGGAAGTCTTTCAACCTCTTAAAATTGTCGTCAATCAGTCTAAATAGATCCCTCAAGGATGTTGTCTTAATACCTTGATTGTAATAGCTTGTTAGCATTAAATCACCAATGATTTCAACTTGTCTCGAATTTGGTTGATTGAAAATCTTTAGTCCGACATAATTTCTATTCGGGTCATGTTCTCCTCTGTCATTCACTCCTAGAGCAAATGCTGCGTAATTAGTGTATTGTGCCACTGTAGGTGCTAGGAATGCTTTGCGCCCGCCAGAGTTAAACTCTAGCGAGTTTCCGGGTGATTTAAACTCAATTTTAGCTGTACCGTTGTAGGTTGTGATGTTGCTATTTAAATTAATTTCGGTATTTCCGTTATTTCCGCGAATAATACCACCTTCAAATGTCAACCCTTTGAACGTTCCAGACGTCACGCTTCCTGCGTTTAAGTTGATTAGATTAACATCGCGAGCGTCGATAGTCCCAGCGGTTAGCTTGTTAGCAGATACGCTAGCAATCATCCCATCCTTAATTACAGCATTATCAATCATAGTCTGCCCAGTGATATGCGTTAGCCGTCCATCGATCCGGTTCGTGCCGTTAGCGAGCAAATTGATTGAGTTAAGCACATCACCGCTATTGGTAAGGTTTCTCACTGCCCACGAGCCAGCAAGCTGTGTCACTTGCGTCCGTGTGGCTTCCGCTGTGGCTTGCGCTTGTCTGGCTTGTTCCGCGACTTCGATCGCTTTTTGTTGAGCGTCAATGGCCACTCTTTTTGCTTCTGCCGTTGCGCCCGACACTTCGCTGATTTTCGAGGTCATTTGCGATCCGAGGGCCTTTGTTTCAGCAAAAGCGTCGTCAAACTGACTCGGTTTGTATGGACCAGTACGAGATCCACGGACAAGCATGATTTCTTTTATTTCTATCCAGCCATTTTTGGTGACATAAACATAGAAAGGTAAGTTTTTATGTGTGCCGAACTCAAAATCTGAAGACATATAAAATGTCCCTTGATATTCTTTCCATTCGTCAGAAACAGGACTGTTTGGCCTTGCGAACGTAGTCGTAAATGCTGCACGATTCAAAATGTGATTTTTGATAATGATGTTACAGTCATAGTCGATCGCCCCACGAATACGATATTTAAAACCGACTGAATATGTTTCGCCTTTATAAATTTTACGAACGTAAATCGGAAGCGTGAACCCCGAAAAGTTATAAGACGTCATGCCCTGTGCTTTAATTGTAAATACTCCATTATTTACAGATACATTCACACCGGGCCTTTTTTCGTTCACTAAAACGTGCTGATCCATCGTATCTGAATTGACAATTAGGTTGTTATCATCTACTACATACTTCCCGACCTCTGTCTGAAATATTTCGCTAGACATGACCAATCGTGATAGCTTATCGGGTGCGCCTTCCTCGGTTGTGCCCAAGATTCGCTCGAAGAGTTTCGTACTCTCTCGAACCGCATTAAAATTAGTAACTTGCACCTCAATTTGACGCTTGTTAGCTTCTACTTGTGCGTTGGTATTTGCTAAATCACGGTTGGTCTGGTTTATTCGTTCGTTAGCTTGTGTGACATTTTGGTTAGTTCTATCCACACGATCATCTACATTGCTTATCTTTTGATTTGTTTTATCAATCTTTTGATTCGCATCCCGTATGTATAACCTAGTGTTTGATATGTCAGTTTTAGCTTGGTTTAAGTCAGACCTTGCCTCAGTCAACGCTCTGTTAGTCTGTGATACCCTGTTGTCAACACTAGAGATTTTGCCATCTATTCCAGATACTGCATCACTAACCTTTCTGTCTACCTGTTCAGACACTTGTCTAAAACGGCTATCTGTGGCATCAATCGTGATAAATTTCTTTTCGATTTCGCTGGAGATTTTGCCATAAATCGTACTTCCGTTATCGACCTCTTCAAACGTTTTATTTACGGCTTTTTTAAAACTGCTGTCAAACAGTTTACCGTCCAGAACCTGCTTAATGATTTTTTTTGAAGCAAGCTCGATACTATCAGACCCTGATCGTTGTAACGCTAAGTCAGCTATTGCTCTCGTTCGATCCATAGCATCGTCAGTAGCTTGCTTGCTCTCTGCTAGCTTCTTCTCAACCTCTTTCTTTATATTATCAACATCTTCTGTATCAATGCGTTTCTCCCACATTGACCCGTTCCAAACATACATACGGTCATAGAGACCATTCTTTTCGAACCAAATATCACCAACTTTATGCTCGGTATTCTCGTCTGGACGGTTGTACCAGACCTTATTCCCTTGAGCGTTTAGTAGATAGTCAGGTAGGCTATTCTCAAAGTTCTGTTGTGCCTTTGCAATTTCGTCAACCTTACCAGCAAGACCACTTTGCATAGCGGCACGCACATTCGTACCAATTTCGCCAAATTCTACACTGGCATTCCGCTCGTTCACAAAGTCGTAAGTAACCGTGGTAACTTTGGCAGTCTCATCTGTCAGCCCAATCTGTGGGTAGTAGACAGGAACGATGTCGCATAACTCTAGTTCTTCAATCCAAGCACGATCCGCATAGTCTAGTGTTTTGGCTAAGTCTACATACTCGATTTTGGTATTGATTTTAGGCTTACCGATTGCGTTACGTTCCATGTAGTCAGTAGCGAGTTTTCGCAACTTGTCAGCGGTTGGAATGTTCTTCTTTTTGCTATCAGTGCTAAATTCGCTTGAGAAGTCGACAACCTTAATGCGTCTATGAGCATACAAGGCCTTGTATTTACTGTCTACATAGTTTTCTGGGATAGTAACCGTGATAGGGTCTGGCTGGTCATCGCTTGTGTCACCTTCTGGCCGTTCTGGTGTGTACGTTGCGAAAGGTAACACACTGGTATAAGCATTTTCGATTGCCTCATCTATTTCAGCAGATAAGATGTTACGACCATACTCTAATACAGTGGGTGCAGTTCGTCCTAATTGCTTGTGTAGTCTGACTGTCATGTTGTCAAACTCATACTCACCGCCCCAAACATCAAGAATAGAGCCTTCTACACCACCAAGGGCAAGACGGGCATTAGTTACCCTGTCAATACTTAATTTAGTAGTGGCAGTAGTCTGGATATCAGACCATACATCAAACCGATAATCACCGATTAGTGCGCCTCTCCAGATCGACAAAGCATTTAATGCAGTGCCATTCAAGATCGCGCCATTTCTGATAGCCATATACTCTAGCTTGTGCGAGATATGTTGACCATAGATTTTAACAATGTTACTGCTATCTTTTACGATGCGTGAGATTTCAAAAGTCTGATTTTTGGTGCGTAGCCCAGCATCAGCTTTCAGCTTCATCTCTTTTTCAAGGATAGCGACCATAGGGTCATTCACGGGAATTTCTGCATATATCGTATAATTCCCGTTACGCTCCCTTGTGACAGTTCCCTTAGTTACATTTAGCTCACCAAGACCATAGGTATCAAATACCGTCTCATTTTTATTAAATAGTATTGGCCTCATAGCTTAACCCCCCAATTCGGGATCATCGACACCGTGAAATTGCCATCCCAACTAATCAAGTTCCGTCCAGCATCTAGGTAAGGCATCTGGAATTGTGGAGAGCGTACAACCTTATCCCAAGCTGGTAGATTGCCAGAATAGACTTGGTTTGCTTGCATGTCTAGTGTTATCTTGTTCTGCACGGCTTTTAATTTGGTCTTGCGACCATTGATAGTTAATGTGCAGTCACCCGATCCCACAAGAGTGATGATAGGTTTTGCGTTTACATTACCTAGACCGTTAATTGTCGCACCATTTGAAAGCGTTTGAGTGGTACGGCCTTGCTTGTAAAATTTGACTGGATAAGTCAAAAAGTTAAGTTTGACCTTGCCAAACTGTCGCATGATACTAGCAATTTCAAAACTTTCAAGGTATGCAGAGCGATAGATAAAATCTTTGTCCCATGATAGCGTCATATCCTTGTAACCCTCAACATTGAGCCAGTTACTGATATTACCCTCAATATCTGACAATTTCAAATTAGAGGAGATAGTACAAGGCAGTTCCAGCGTGACCGATTTTAGGCGATTGTTAGATAGTAGCAAGTCACCATCACGACCAGCTACTGATACCGTTGAAATATCTTGACCAGTGGAATTGATTACATAATCACTTGTGACACGTAGCCCGTATTTACTGCTATCTGTGCCATTAAAATTAAATGTACTCATTAAGCCATCTTACCTCCTTCTAAATTAGTGTAGTATGCCATTTCACGTAGTAGCCTACGCATATTTTCTGGACTAAAGAAATTATCGTTTGCAGTTCCGTTAGCGTTGAGCGTGTAGTTGTTAGTAACACTAGAGTTAGACACGCTATTAGATCCAGTCGTTCCAAATCGTCCAGCGAGCGAACCAGTCAAGCCTAACGCACTTTCAGGACTGAATGAGACCCGTCCAGCTAAGTCCTTACCCATACTGATTACATCTTTGCTGAGGCCAGTCATACTATCGTCAACGTAGTAGCTAAATTTCTCGATACCAACTGCCATACCCTCTGGAATTGCTCGACCAATTTGGTCACGGAAAACCTTTGAAGGTGAGTTAATACGTAGCACAGAGCGTGCCGATGCAACCGCTACGCTTGCAATGGATGCTGCAGCATTAGCTACATATCCAGCCATAGCAGAGATACCAGCACCAAGGCCCTCACCAATTGATGTACCAGCGCTATATGCACCGTTATAACCGCCTTGCATGCTATTGGTAGCGCTATTTCTCAAATTAGATGCAGACCCACTGACTGCGCCTGTTTGACTACTAATACCACCGCTAAGCCCAGAGCCGAATTTATTACCAGCACTCCGTCCGTCACTACCCATTGATGATGTGCCTCGTTTCGCTCCCTCATTAAGACCTTTGGCAGACGAATCTACCTTGCCTTGAGTAGCCCCGATACCGCCAGAAACGCCAGTACCAAATCCAGTACCTGACTTATGTCCACTTGATGCCATTATGGCCATCTGTGCGATTGCTCCTAAAGTCATGGTTAACGATTGAGCATTAACAATCGCTTGTGTAGCACCAATACCCGCAGATACACCCGTACCAAGGCCAGAACCGACCTCTGTACCTTTACCTTGGGCCTCGCCCATAATCGAATCGAACACGCTCATAGATGACGTCTTGAGGTAGTCAGTAGCTATTTGTGCGCTTGGCGTGCCTTCTGTGACGCCTTGAGCATATCCGCTACTTAGTTGTCCTCCGCTATACTTAGCTTCTGTAGGCAAGTTGTTGAACGCTTGCTTAGATGCTTCTGTCATTTCTGATGTCGCTTGCGCTACATCTTGTGCGCCAGATCTGATACCTTCTGCTGCCTTCTCTGGTATTTCTCTGGCTTTCACATCAAATCCAGCCTCTGCTAGTGCATCCCTAAACTCGTTACCTATAGCAGTAACCATCGCTTGTACTTCTGGCGCTAATTCTACACCAGTGGCACTAATACCCCGCAAGAGGCCATTTTTTGCTTCCTCCCCTGCTTCTTTCCACTTGCTATCAAATCTGCTTAATTCTTCATCAGACGAGTCCACGAGAACTTGCGTCTGCTCTGCCACTTTCGGACCAGCTAGCCTAAGTTGCTCTAAGAAACCTTGGTCCAGTCCACGTTTGGCTAGTATTTCAAGGTTGCTAGCCCATTGTTCCGTGTAGTCGATGTTTTTTTGGAGATTTCCAGTTAATTGCTCCATCGACAGTGCAGCCTGTTGCTCGATAGCTTGGAAGGCGTTTTGTACATCACCTTTCAAGGCTTCGTACTGGGCTCTCATATCTTCGACTAGCTTCTTCTGAGTCTCATTCATTGTCTTTAGCGATAAGATTTGACGGCCGGCCGCATCTTCTGTAGATTTAGCCTTAGCTTCGTTATTCTTAACGATTGTGTTCGCTAATTCGTTATCAGACTCTTCGGTTTTCTTGATATCGTCCTGTAACTTCTTGAGTTCTTCGTTGTACTTTTGTTTGGCTTTGCTCTTGAGGTCGTCGCGCACTGATGAGCTGGCAAATATTCCGCCTTCCGCCTCATCGGTTTCTTTTATAAGGTTCTGATACTTCTTCTCGAGTTCAGACATCTTATCTTTGATTTCAAGGCGCTTTTTGGCGTTCTCTACCATCTTGTCGTTGGCAGCCTCAATTTCAGCCGATGATTTGGCAATCTCAATCTGCTTACGGATCGCTTCCGTTGTCATGTTGATTGTTCCAGTCGCTTTATCGTACTGGATATTCAAACCCTCAATACGTGAGTTAAGGGTTTCTGCTGCTGACGCAAGCTCTTTTTTCTGGCTCGCGGTCTTGTTTTCAACCGCGTTTAGTTCGTCGATCTTTCTGACAAGTCGTTCATTATCCTCGGCCGTCGCTTGGATTTCGTTTCTGCGATCCTTATAGGCTTCATTGCCTTTGTTTACACTTTCATGCAAGTCGTCAAGGGAACGTTTAAACTCTTCATTCTTGGCCTTGACCTTTTTAGTGGCCTCACTCTCTTGCGTGAGCCATGATACTAACCCAGCTATAGCGCCAGCCACTAGCACGATACCGCCTGTGGAAAGAGAAGAAAGCGCCGTTCCAAGCGATAAAGTAGCCCCTTTTGCTACTGTTGCGGTTGAGATAAACTGTAAGAGGCTTTGGACTAAAGAGCCGACCCAGCTACCAATTCCTTGGATAATTGTTAGGCCTAATAAAGCCCCTTTATACGCCAAAACGGCGGTCGTTGCTCCTAAAAGAATCCGAGCGAGTGGATCAATAATAGGTTTCAATGTCCCTAAAATTTGAGCGAACGTCTTGATGACTGGTGTCGCACCTTGAATAGCGCCTACTATCGCCTTAAATACACTATTAACAACAGCCTTGATGCTATCCAAGTTTTGAGCAATGCTCTTACCAGTAACTTCTTTACTCAACTTGTTGAAGGCATCAATAACGTTAGCAACACCTTTTGCTACTGCATTTACGATGTTTCCAAACGATGTCTTAATACCTTCACTATTCTTACGGGCCATTTCAGCGAAGCCGTTAGTGCCTTGGTTGAGTTTAATCAGACGCTTGCTAAAATCATCAAACGAAATTTTCCCATCTTGCAAGGCAGAATAGAAGTCTTTTTGCGCTGATTTTCCAGCAAAACCAAAACTTTCGGCAGTCTTCTGCAATGCGTAAGGCATGGTCTCTTGTAGTGTCTTCCAAGATTGCATATCAACCTTACCAGCAGATAACATCTGGGTATATTGTTGCAAACCACGACTTGCATCTTCTGTAGACGATCCAGAGGCCAAGAACGCATTATTAAGAGCGATTGTTAACTTGGTTGAGGTTTTCAAATCGCCCGTCATAGAGGTTAGTTTTTGAGTTGTTGCTACAACCGTATCTAGTGTTGTAGGCAAGCCCTCAATGCCCTCTGACAGTGTCTTAGTTGACTGCGCTACATCCCGGGACGAATGACCAAGCGATTTCATCACTTTGGGAAAGCGTTGAAGCGTGTCGAAGCGATCAATAGCCTTGTCTAACGATGCAGTGACTAAGTCAAGTCCAGCGTTGACTGCCTTGAATGCAACCGCACCGACAGAGAAGTTTTTAATACTGTTTTTTAGTTTATCCAAACTACTGGCCGGCTTTTGGGCGCTGTTTTCTAGTTGTTGCAAACCTTTCGACAAGCTAGATAGCTTGTTATCATTGACTTGCACGTCAATAACTATTTTTCCGTCTGACATTATTCCTCCTCTCTATCTAATCTGTATTTATTCTGTAGTTTACGCATATTAGCTTTGTATTCTGCCGGATCGTGTGGCTTTGGCTTCCAGTCTCTTATCTGGATCAAGCGTGCGACTGGTGTATTATCTGGCATCCCGTTTAGCAATGCAGAAAATTCTTGCCATGTCATTTTTCCTTGCTCCTCAAAGAGGTTGATACCATAAGCCATTCTAAAGCTAGCGTAGATATCGCTTGCGTCTTCTTCGATGTCCAGTAGTCTCACCTTGTCTATTTCTTCCTTTGGTACTGGCATAGGATTTCCCTGTCTATCAAGTACGGGTTTTTCTTTTTTTGTCTTGATAAAATGCTCATCTATGTATTCCCAGACCGTTAGGAAGGTAAGAGCGTCTGTGATGTGCTCCCCAGTCATGATTTTTACTGCAACTTGGAATTTTTCCAGTTCATTCAGTAAGTCATCACTAAAAACCTCGAACACATCTAGTACCGTGTCAAATGAGCAGTCGATATCATACTCTATTCCGTCCAGCTCAAAGCTATTTAGTAGTGGCTCATTCAGTTTCATGAGCATGTCCTACTTTTTTGTTTTGCGCTTTTTCTTTTCCGACTTTTGGAGATACTGACTAGTACGCTCATTAACTTTCTTAGCACGCTCTTCCTTGATTTTCTTAAGCTCTTCACCGATTAAGATGTCAGCTTTATCTAGTGCATCATCAAGTGCTAGGTAGTCTGGGTACTTTTCGTACAATTTAGCAAACGTACCGTCTCCGAATAAGGCATCGTATTTAATTTCTACTTTCTTTCTCTCCAGTTCGATAGCTTGCCCAATGACTTTCTCTGTGATTTCACCTTTTTTAGCATCATCAAATTCACCCTTTGCAGAACGCTCCGAAATTTCTGCAAGATAGGCATTGTATCTGTCATTTACAATCTGATCAATGTTGATAAAGTGTTGCATTGCCTCGTTCGAGGTGTCAAACCAAAATTCAAACTCCCCAATTTTTACGGGAAAGCCAGAGCGCTCGATGTTAATGTTAATAGTCATTTTTAAATCTCCTTTCAGTACAAAAAAAGAGCGCTATCTATGATAGATAGCGCTTAATCTGGGAATTAACCCACAACTGCGGTAGTCTCCGGAAGCGTATTGTAAGAGATTTTGCATCCAAATTCTTCGTAGTCTGCAGCAGCACCAGAACCCGCCTTAATATCGGAAACAGTAGCAATACCAACTGTTTCATTCCTTTTATCAGCATCTACAACTTTATGCCAAACCAAGCGATCATTGCCGAGTTTGTATTTAAGTCCAGCGATGTGCTTCATAGCTGGGTCTTCTTTGTCGTAAGTGCCTTTGAAAGTGTAAGCTCCCTTTACGGACGTAACTGTGGTTTCCTCCGTCCCATCACCATCATAATAAGCTACTGATGTAGTAGCTTCATCTGTATCATCCGTTACATCCTCGATCCATTTAGCCAATTCCAAGTATGCAGATTTTTCTGGCTTTGTCTTTGGATCAGTTACGGGTGCGATAAAATGCCCACGTAGGGCGTTTTTAAAACGTGCCATATTTTAGTTATGTTCCTTTCATTTATTAAAAACTGTGATATTCGCTTGAACATCTTGTAAATAGATATAATATCCTTGGTCGTCTCTGTCGTTCAAGAACGGCATAGTGACTGTTAGGTTGTCAAATTCATAAGAGCCATTCTTACTAGGCAGTTCCAGATTAAACTCTGACAATGCCTCGTTAATGGCCCAGATACAAGTATTAGCTTTGCTGTGACTCTTGGTCTTGATTGCAATTTCAAAAGGCAGAGTAACATCCTTTGCCTCGTCCATATAGAGCGTATTGACTTTGCCACCAGCGAGTGGATAGCACACAAGGCTCTCGCCCTCGTCCAAGTAGTCCATACGGCAAGGAATAGGAAGATTGAGCGTATTGATAAAGCTATTAAGTTGCTCCAAAAAGTCGTTTTTCCCTATGTTTTTCGTCATAGACCCATAGCCTCCTTACCTTTTCTTGCCCAATCATCACCATGCAAGGCTTTTGCCTTTAAATCCCATCGCTTACCAGTTCCGGCAGTCGTGTACTTGTTAAAAGTAAAACTGCGATGCTTGTTATAAGACGACCCGTAGAATTGCGCTCGTGCATAAACTGTGTCATAGATGATTTTATTGCCCGATACATGGCCAGAACCCCGCAAGTTGCCGTCTCGAAGTGGAACGAACTGCTCCATGTCTAGCATTGCTTGGTTAGCGATTGCGTATTCTGCCTTCTTGGCATTCGCATTGGATGCTTTCTTGTAAGCCCCGCTTAAATCAACCTTAATAGTGATACCCATTAGATCACCTCGATTTCATAAGTCAAAATACGCTTATTCATAGGATGTCTATTCGGGATAATTCGGCTTATGATGTAGGCTTGATTATCTACAATCAACTGACCGTCAATGTATGATTTGTCAATCTCTACGTTGCAGTAGTCTGTATCAATGTACAGTACGCCTGCATAATTGACTGTGCGGTTCTTACTTGCACCAGATTTCTGGGATTGTACGTGATTTGCACTTTGGTCAAACCGGCAAGGGCTTATATACAAGTCCTCACTAAACAATTCAGCGCCCCACTCGTCCATGCCGATGCGCTTCTTGATGATGGCTTCATCTACTAGCATTCGTTTATCGATCATAGCAGACCCCGCTATAGTTAAAACCGGCCATATTCAGCCAGTTTTCAGCATCAAGTGATAAGTTATACCGCTTGCCAGTGGAAACGTTCTGTAAGCTATCAGAATAGCTCACAGTGGTACGACCAACTGTCACACTCGCAAGTGATTGTTTCTCTTCTGCAGTCATCACTCCAGTTCGTTCAAGATAGCTAATCTGGTTAGCAATCGCATTCTTAACCGCTTGTTTTCGTGGTTCAAAGTCACTGTCAAACTCTTTATATGCGTAGAAATTGCGAATATACAAGTTAACAGTCATTTCTGCTCGCTTGTATAATTCGTCAAATCTATCAATCTCATCAAAACCTAATTCAAGGTATTCTGGGTAGGTTAGGTAGTCCATATTTCACCTCTTCTAAAAATAAAAGAGGCTGATTATGCTTCAACCTCTTCTGTCTCTTCTTCTTTGTTGCCCACTCGTACCAAAAACGGGCTTAATTCTGGGTGCGACAATGCACCACGCTTATTGAAATCATCTGCAGTCTTAACTGGCAAGTCGTAGACTTCACCTTCAATAAAGGATTGTTCTAGTTCTTCACCCGTGAAGACCACATTTGATGTTGCTTTGAATTTAGCCATTTAGTTTACTACTCCTCGTTGCCTTTTTCTAAAAGGGCTGCAAGATCCTTTTTAGTAACTTTCCCCTCCGGAAGTGGAATAGAGCGTTCTTCAAGAAGGGCTTTCAATTCATCCACGGTCATTTTACTGTAAGGGTCAGAGACAGAGTTTTTTTCCTCTTTTTTCTCCTCGAACCCATCAGCAATCAATTGGATTTCAAGTTCACTGCCTTCCTGAACAGTGTAGACTTGATTGTCTTTCTCGTACTTCTTCATGTTTTACCCCCTATTAAGCTGATTTATGAGATACATAAACACCGTCTTTTTTAGTTTCCAGGACAAAAAGGTCGTGATAAAGACGGTTTTGGTACAGATAGCCATCCCCTTCAGTATGTTGACCAGGAGCGAAAAGATAGATTGAGTTGAATTTAGCCTTTGCGATAACTGCTGGCTTAGCAACGATTAAGAAATTGATATCTTTACCATCCGACGCTTTGACAAAACCTGTCGTAAAGTCAAACTTAGTCTTGAAACGTGCATCATCCCAAACTTCGATGATTTGAACTCCATCAAGCGAAGTGACACGGGTGTCAATGCCTTGAGGTGATGTAGTAGCAATTGAGCGTGTGAAATCTTTAGAGCGTTCTAAGAAATCCATTACTTCGCTTGAAACGTACATGACGATATTTTGGGCTCCGTATTTACGAACTGGCAAAAGGGCAGCTTTCAAGCGTGAGTAGATATTCACTTCTGACAAGTCATCTTCAGACTTGAATTTTGTTGATGTGATTGCTGTCGTAGCCATCTTAGAGAAGCGGTATGCATCTACTTCTGGAGTTGCGTGCTCAGTGATAAATGTGTTAGATACGTTAGCAGCTGAAAGTTCTTGGTTTGTTTCGTCTACGTCTGCAGCATCTACGAAAAACTCGACGTCACGGTCAAAGCCGAGAGTGTAAACTTTCTTGTCGTTTGAAACTGTACCAGCATTGTAGCCCTTAGAGCGTGTGTGTGCCTTATAGCCTGTTACAGAGATTGTCGGCAATTCGAACGATTTAGCGCCCAACCAGTTTACTTGTGGTGTTTCCAAAATGCTTGTGAGGGCACCTTGCATCAATTTCTTTTCAAATGTGCCCTCATGTTTAGTAATGTAGTTAATTGTCATTGATTATTCTCCTATCAATTTGTTAGTCCTAGAGCCTTCAAAAAGGCATCTCCTTGATTTGTTTCAGCCGTTGGATTACCTCCGACTGAAAACGTTGGTTTCTTCTCCTCAGCTTGCTCTGCGTGACCAAATTGAGGATATTTCTGCAATACTTGGCCGATAGCATCTTCAATAGATACCTCGTCTGTCACCAAGCGAGCAGATAGAGTGATAACATCGTCAACAGACTCAGCATTTACTCCCAAAGTCAGAGCTGACAGTTTCGCTTCCAGGTTCTTTTTATCCGACAAAGCAAGTTCTAGCTCTTTCTCTTTGACAGCAAGCGCCTCTGACTGTTTCTCGACCTCGCTCTTTTGTGAGTCTTTCCACTCTTTGAGTTGCTGGAGTCCTTCCTTAGCGCTCTTGATGTCTTCAAATCCTAGGCTTTTGAAGATTTTTTCTTGTGCTTTCTTAGACTCTTTAGCGACAAGGCCAGTCACTTCTTCCTGAGTGAATGTCTTGATAGATTGCTCTTGAGTTTGTGACTCAGTGTTTTCTCCAGCATTGACTGGCTGGTCAGTTTGTGTTTGAATGTCTTCTGGCATTCTTCTGTCCTCCTAAAATTAGGTCTTATCTTCCGTTCTTTACCGACTGCGGATAAAGTCAAGCAAAAAACCGCATGGGATTCCATACGGTTTATAGTGGTTTATATTGATTTTCTAGTAGTCTATTCCTACCGGTCAAGACATGGATCACCTCCTTGTCTAAAACCAAACCACGACTTTTTACGTGGCTTCTTGAGTTCCTGGATAATTTTCTCGATTTCATCAAATCGGCTGTTAGTAACTTTTACATTTTGTGAGCTGATTTTCTCTAATCTATCCACAATGTTCCACAGCTGATTGTTTTGGTTAAGTAAATAATCCACAGCACCCTCTGACTTCCTCAGTCGATCGTATAGCTCACGTTTTTGCTTGATGCGTTTGTTCATTAGCTCTCCTTTCGGGCATAAAAAACGCCTAGATTGTTCTAAGCGCTATGCTACTGAAATACTAAGGATTTCATCCTCAAAATATTCTCTAGGAGTTCCATCAACATCTACAAGCAATGAGTCCATCTCTTCTGCGTTGTCTGATGCATCACAATAATCCTCTACAAATCCTCTAACCACCACGCCATTTTTTAACGTGATACTTACATCTGTGCGGTTAAATTTCCAGAGTTTCATTTTGATTTCCTCCTTTTCAATGTTGGTACGATATGTGCCCCTGTAGTTCTATAATGTATTCTAAAACTGTCAGTTTCAAACATTTCCCCTGTTTCTTGGTCAATATAGACCCCGATCTTTTCATTGTGTTTGATAATCTCTTTTCTAGGGATGTATGAGCCATTATCAGAGTATCTAAATTCTCCTGTTCCTGCATAACGTTTGATGAGCTTAGCTGCTTCATCCATTGAGATTGTCAGATAGCTTGGCTCAAACTCCTTACCTTTTTTAAAGTCATCCTCAAGCCTTTGGTACCATTCATTAGTGCCTTTGATGTGGGTGGCTTGTTTTTGCTCATTAATCTCTGTTTTAATTATACCACTTTTAACAGCTGAATTAAACTTCTCACGCATTTCTTTTTGTTCTGCTCTGTGTTTTTCCAGCTTTTCAAGTTCTTTTCTGACCTTAACCTCTTTCTTAGCATCTGTATATGAACCTTTGTAGAACTTTTCCCTCGCATAATCCCGATGAAGGAATGGCTTATCTTTTAGAAAATCACGCATAGCACTCTGTTGAGTGCGTATCTTACTCTTGTACTTATCTATAAGGCCCTTATCGCCCAACTTATTGGCAATGTGTAATTTTTCCTTACTGTCTCTTATAGATCGTTCTAATGCCCTTTGTTTAGCCTGTGCATTAGCGTTTGCTATTGCCTCACTAGGGCTTACATTCTTCACATCTGGGCCAAGGTCTGGCAGTTCGTTGAAACCCACCACAAAAGGCGTTATATCATGCCCGCAGTTAATTCCAAGACATCCGGCTGGCGTACCAAAGCCGTGGTCAGCCATTGACAAGATAGTGATGCCATTCTCTTCCCTTTGTGGTCCGTAAGTAACTATCTGATGCTGCAAGGGTGCGCAAGCCTCTCTAGCAGTGGCTTTTTTTGAAAAGTAAAAGGTGTCAATATCGAACTCTTTAGCTGGGGCGGTACGCATTTCACGAAAAGCACGCTTGACCGTCGACCTTATAATAGTTCTAGCGTAGCTATCTGCTTTCCATCGTTTGCCTTGGCTGTCAGTAAAACCATAGAAACCTTTGTCGAACCATTTCATAATAGTGTCGTTTAAGGCTTTCTCTGGCGTTGTAACTCCCGTTATAACCTTACCAACACTTTCCTCTATGACAGACTGAAAAACGCTCCTCACGCTCTCTGGTAGCGTTGAATTGATGAGATTATTTACATCTCCCAGAGCTTGGTTAGCGTAGCTTGCTAGATTGTTTTGAATTTCTGGATTATCGTCAAGATCATCTGCTCCCAAAGTTTCTGCTAGTTGGTCTCTGGTAGTTTTATATACCTTGTAGCCCTCATTCTCAATAACATGCCTTAGTTGGTTTTCTGCAATGCCAGAGTATTCAGCAATCAACTTTACATTTTCCTCATTGAGTAGCCCCATCTGGTTCATCTTCTCAAGTTGCCAGATGTAAGGATTTTCAGCAAGACTCACAGACCCACGCTCTAGCAGTCTGTCCACTACTTGGTCAAAGAGTTCAAGGGTTAATTTATGATAAAGCTCGGATACTTGACTAGCGTCTAGGGTTAATTGTTGGTCATTTAGCTTCACTAATTCCTTTTTCACAACCATATAACCCCTCTCCCATTGCTTCCACCATCTTCTTTGCTTGTGCCCTCTGTCTTAATGATGGACTTTGCAAGTCCAAAAAGTTTCTTGTGCCTTGCATGAAGACTTTTGCTGGATTGGGTGGCAAAATTCTTTTAAAAAAGTTCTTCATGGTTATTCTCCGTAGATGTCAATATCCGTCTGGTCACGCACGCTATTTGCTTCATCTAGCGTGTTACCGTGAACTTTACTTTCAATCTTGATAGCTTCATCTGGTGTCACGTTTAGCACTTTCTCGATTGCCATTGCATGAGTTCCAAAACCAGCGGTAACTACCTTAATCCAGTAGTCTAGTTCAGCGTTGCGGTCTGTAAAGACTCCATCGTCGAGGTTGATGCTGATTTGGTCCATTGTTGGGACGCTACCTTTGTACAAATCGTAAGCTATAGCAAGCTCGATCATTGAGATGATAAGTTCTTTTAGTGCTTGTTCTACAAGGCTTACAATGCTGTTACGCATTTGGTATGTATCAGAGTTCTCACTGACAATCTCTGTGGCAGTCTTCATGCTCTTACCGTCGAAGCTAAACATACCAGCAGAAACGCCTATCTGCATCTCAAACAATGCAAGTCCCTCGTTAATAGCCTTGATGTAATCATCAGAGCGGATAGGTGTAGTAAGATCTGTAATACCTATACCTTTGTCCATGTCTCCGTTGTCGAACTGTTCATAAACATTCTGACCAGTTTCAAACTCTCGTCTAACTACAATCCTTTCACCATCTTGATTGTACTGAGTCTTAATCATCTGAGTAGGCACAGCTACACGACGTTGCCCCATCTTGACTTCCCACATAAATTGGTCATAAGTCTCATTGAGAAAGTCGATTGTGGTTTTAGCATTATCAAAGATAGACAAACCCAGAGGGCTGTTAATATCTTTATTATTCATCCCTGGAGTCTTCAAGTAGGTGAACAACGGACGGCTTAGGCCGTTAACATTAACCGTCTCCTCTAAATCCTCATAAAGCGTAGATAGTGGCACTCTAGCTCCTACCGTGTCCTTATTATCAGACTTGTAGAGCTCGTTTGTGATTGTGTACTGGTCGCCCTCTTTCCACTCGTGGAACTCGATGAGCGTGTAATACTTTTGTTTCTGCCCCTCTGATTTGGTCGTCTTGGTCACAATAGCAGCGCTAGATACATCCTGAGTGTTTGATTGCAGTGGCAAGAATACAGGAGCTTGAACAAACGACACCCGCACCTTGCCATTATCAACGTAAGGGCGCATAGCAAGACCACCAAGAGCCAAACAGCTCTCTAGGTATCGCTCAAAGTTCTTGATAAAGCGGTCATTTTGTAGCTGATTCTGGATAAACTTGTCAGCATCCTTGTCATCAAGTTTGATTTCAGCTTGTTCATTAAAAACTAGGCTTGCAATCTTCTTAGCAGCAGTGCGACCTACTGGCAAATGATTATAATCCCGCTTTTGCTTTGTTCCGTTGCTGTCCTTGTACTCAATCTGTGGATATCTTCCTGCGAAGTATTTCATATTTTCCACAATACGGTCATACTCTGCTCCAGATATTGCTATTTTTGGGTGGTCTGTGATATTAGCTAGATTTTGCGTCGTCATCACGTATTTACTCCTCGTAAAAAAATTCTTGATAGTCTGTACTATTCCCATTATTTGCTCCTTAGGCTTTCAAATCTAGCTCTCTGGCGTTGTCCAGGACAAAATACTTAAACTCATCCACCGTGTGATCGTCCTCCTTGATAACTTTGGGGTCATCAGTATTGAGTGACTTGTCATCATAACGGTACATCTTGTGTTCCTCGACAAAAATTTTGTTAGCTGGTATGTTGAGGTAGTAGAAGCGTCCTTCCGCTAGTAAGCTGATTACCATGTCAATCATGGTCTGATTTTTCTTTTTGGCCACGGGGCGCCATCTTTCTCCGTAGTCCTTAAAATACTGGTTACGCAAAGCCCCCTCAGCGCTATCAATGGTCATCTTGAGCTTTGGCACTCTGTAAGTCTTCATGACATCATCTATGAAGTCATGGATCATTACCGAGAGCTCACTAGGTGCCTTTTTGACAGTTTTACCAGCTGGGCTATAGTAGAACGTATCAAGCAAGATAACATTACCCTTAGCAGTTAGCCCATATGCTCCACAGGCCGTTGCTGATTGCTGGTGTCCTGTATCCAGGGCAAACGATATGCCGATAAGCCTATCATCTTCTGGCAGACTCTCTAGTGGTTTAAAGTAGTTCATGTTGTACACATGATTACCAAGGCCGATTACCTCGCCTAAATACATCCAGCGGTAATAGTCTGGATCAGTCTCTTTGTACCGTTCTATCTTCTCAATCATCTGCTTAGACAAAAAGCCTAGCTTATCATCCAAATAGGTGCTGTGATGTATCAAGTATGTTGGATCACTTGCTTTCTCAGCCACCCATCCATTTATCCAATCATAGGGATTGCGTGGTGGGTTATAAGTGAAATAGACCTTGACCTGTTTGCCGTTAGGTAGCTCTTGACGGATGAAAGTATCCTCTACGATGTCAATGTCTTCACGGCCAGCAAACTCTGCCAGTTCCTCAAACCATACAGACATAACATAGCCTTTGGCTATCTTCTGCGACTTGAGTTTCATAGGGTCATCTACACCGTAGAAATAAAAAGCCGTACCTGTTTGTTTATGGGTTATCTGCAAGGGAGATTTCCCAAATTTGAACTGATTAGCCAGCCCCATCTCATAGATGGCCCATCTAATCTGCTCATATACTGACATCCTCAGGTACTTTCCGACTTTGCGCAAAACTACCACATTGCCCATAGGATCATTGATAAAATCATTTACAAGATCAATAGAGACTACTGACGACTTAGTCGATGCACGTCCACCCTTGAGGACCACATGGCTCTTGAGAGTGTAGAGCACTTCATCAAATACTGGGTTAATCAGTTTGGCTAGGTTAAGTATTGCCATTGTACTCACTCCTGTCAAATGTAAATCCAGTAATGACCGTATCGCTCTCATCGTTAGAACCTAACTGAGCTTTGAGGTTATCAATTCTTAGACGTTGCTCCTCTGTGACCAGTGGTGACCGTGTCAGTTCATCATAGGTCTTAATCATGCCTTTAAGCTCGGACTGGACCCTTGCTATAGCACTGAGTGCCTTGCTTTGCTTATCCCACGCTGTGTGGTGTTCATAAGCTATACCACCCTTTGCCGTGCTTGCGACAAGGCTTGTAGTATCCTCTACATCTTGGACAAATAAAATACGCTGAGCATGCAATAGATTAGCATAGGTCAGCGTGATATTTTCCCAGAGTATGTCTATTGGCTGTTTGTCTGATAGCTCCTGTGCTATCTCATACACCTCCTGTGGCAGATACTTAGTAAACAAACCATGTTTGAGGGCGTTAGTGTTTCCCTTAGGGGCTCCATGTCCTAAAGCGTTCTTACTGCCCTTTGGAGCACCCCTTGGATTTTTGGAGCGTTCCGTATTTTTCTTTTGGAACGTTCCTTTTATTTTAGGTTCCCATTTGTCTTTACTTTTCCAACCTCGGACAGTGCCAGCTGAAACACCCAAACGCTCAGCAATCTCAACCAGTTCAATGTTTCCATTGTTCTCTGAATAGATTTCAAATGCTTTGTCTCGGTTGGGGTCTCTTGCTCTACCCAAGCCTAAACCTCCTGCTGTTTATTTGTTTTGAAATATAAAAAAGCCACTCATTGAGTGACTGTATGCGGTAAGTGGGTGCCTCCCCCACCAGAGCCTTATATAGCGCTACTTTATCTCTGTCCTACAGGTTAATCAGCCTAAATCTAATTACCGCCCTGTACCCCTATTGTGATAGCTACTCACAGAGATACAATGGGAATAACTGGAGTTGAACCAGTGACTTTCGGTGCTTCAAACCGACGCTCTACCAACTGAGCTATATTCCCTAAGCCCCCTCAACCACCAACAAGGGGCACTATCTTAACTAACGACATCTTGGATAGTTTGTTTATCACTGGACGGCTTTCAATGTCGTTTTTAGTCCGTCCTTTTGGCTGTCATGCAGCGGTGGAAACTTAGTAAGGTTTTTCCTTAATTCTTGATACTACCATTCTAACAGATTATGAGTGCAGTGCACACCAAGATTACCCAAATTTATCCAACGTTTTTCAGAACGTTCCAAATTATTCCAAATGTTCTAAAATTATACTCAGTTCTTCAATAGCCATCTTACGCATGCTGTAGTATGAGCTTTTGCTGATAGCTAGCTTGTCACAGATGCCATCTACATACAACTTAGTAATGTAAGTCATTCTAAGGACTGACCTATGCTTTGGATTTTTTAGCTTGTTGATGAGTCTACCAAGTTCAAGTTTTCTGTCAATAACTTCCTTGATATCCTGCTCTATCGCCTCTTTCATAACGATAAGCTGAGTATAGACATCATCAACTTTTTTAGCCTGACCACCTTTGACCTTGTCTGCTGCCCACTTGGGGCTTGAGAGCAAACCTGCCTCAAGCTCATTGATTTCATCTATACGGCTTTGAATGTCCATATCAAGATTTTGTAGCTCATTCAAGAGCTCTTTAGCCTTGTTCACTCTCCGTCTCCTTTGTGGTATAATAGTCATATCGCAAAGACTATTAGCTGAGGCAGAGAGTGCCTTGGCTTTTTTGTTTTACCAGGTAATATGTATCTTCAAAAAACATCTATTCTCTTTCTCTCCCTTGAAAATCAAGCGTACCAAGGGCTAATGGTCTGCCTGATTGTTTTTGAATTATCATGATTTTTTTATGTTGTATTTTTGATTTATGAATTAAGAGAGACATCTCCTTTCTCTTTATTTAGCCCTTTAACCCCTCGGCTGGTAACGCTCCAGCGACTTTCCACGGCCCCGCTTCGGAGAGGGGTGGCGTACGGTCAGACGCTCAGTGATGATAGAAACACATTTAGAAAGATACTCCTTTTTATTTTTTAGTTTGACCGTTCAAGTGCGAGTGTTAAGGGAAAACCAAAGTTTAGTTATTGATTTCCTCGCACCGTATGGCTTGCAGACCGTTCAAAATCTGCAAGCCTAACCTATACCGTATTTAGGTTTGGAGAACCGTATTGAAATTTAATAAAATGCTTTCTTTATTTTATTTTTTTGCGGTACGACCTACTAACCGATTAAAATTAGTAGGCCATGCTCTTTCTGCCACATTAAGAGCGTGATATTCTATTGCATTCAAGGAGACTCACTCCTTTTTTTATTTTTTTGTGGCATATAACTATAAAGGAAATTGCACCCCTTACAGTCCTACAGATAATTCCTCAATCTGTTTGTCTAACTCTTTGATTTTCCTACGCAACCACTCACGATTAGCAGTAGCATTATTCATTCCGACTGTCTCGCACAATTCACGATATGCGTTCTTGTCTTCTAGCTTCCGTTGGTATTTGTTGCGAGTGGTAACTAGTTCCTCTAATGTTATTCAAAAACCTCTCGATCATGTTCTTTTAACCATCTATGGAAGCCTTTAATGGCATCTTCATTTTTTTTTAGCTTGAAAATCCCGCTATATTTTTCATCACAATACCGACAATAATCAATATATGTTCCACCGTAAAACGACATCACTCCACCTCCTCAATCTCAATCCCCGGACAATCGAATACCCAGCCGAAGCCGGCTTGTTCTAGCTCCTCTCTTGTGAACCAACTTTTGTATCCTAAAGAAAAAAATATTCTCCTCAGACCATCTCTTGCGAAGAAGTGTTTTGTCGCTTTAATCTTCACCAAATACTGCTTTTCTTTCTCAATCTCATAGCCGTCAAGCCATGCACGAGCGAAAAGGTCTTGGTTGTTTTCAGTTTCAAAAAATTCTTTTAGTTTTAAATCATCTTTTTGGTTTGCATAGTTGTAAAAGTATAGATCTTCCATATTCAGAGCGTGTTGCAGTTCAACGCCAGTGCATTTACAATACTTAATCCAATCAGCCACAAACTGCGGTACTGTGACTTTTTCAAATTTCTTCAACATACCGCCCAAAAGGACACCGCCCTGCTCGGTTTCAAACGTTATTGCCACTTTATTATCTTTTGCGCTTTCTGTGATCGAAAGTGTAGGTTCTGTGAACAATGTATCTTTCAAATTATCAAACAATGTGTTATCAATGTGTTCAATTAATTCTCGTTTATTCACTTTACACCTCCTCAACCTCGGTAAAAATAACATTACGAAGATTCAATAAAACTGTTCTATCTTCTAATTCAATTTCAAGTAATTTATCAGTTGTAAAATGATATTCAATTTCATTGATGATGTCTTCTCTGTCACTCGTGTATTCAATTTTCTCACCATGATGACCCAGAATAAATGTCGCTTTTTTCATCATTCAACCCCTTCATTTAATCGAACATTCTCGCCGTTAATAATAACCTTTCCATCCATGATTGTGATGATAGAATTATTTGCTTTTATGCTAGAAGCGTTAATATAACCAACATTTAAAATTGTTTTTTCACGATTTCTTATTTTTCCGCTATAAGGGTATCGTTTAGGTTTCATCATTCCACCTCCTTTGTTTCCGGATCAGGCTTCAAAATAATTCCGTTTATTTTCGAACCCCTACCACCTTTAATTCTTATTTTTAAATCGTGCCCATTCGCAATGCGTTCAAAATCGTTTTTGGATAAGAAAATTTCAAGTATACTCATTCCTCCACCTCTTCAAAAATTCTTTTTGCTTTTTCGTTTAAAAGTTGGATTTTTCTTTTCGATAGCTTTTTGTTTGTGATAGTTGTTATCTCTCTCAAAAATCGAATGTTCATCTACTAAACTTCGTTTTACAAAATATGGGCTTATTTTATCTTTTTTAATGCTTTTTGGTTTCACAATAATTTCCAAAAAGAAAGATTGATTAGGGATTTCAAGTTCAAATAAATTAGTGTTCTGTTCCGGAGAATTTAAAATGTTCCCAATTTCAAGAATAAGCTCACTAATACTACTTTCAAGCGTTAATGCCATCTATTCTACCTCTTCAACTTCAAACAGCGGACTGTCAAACACTTCGCTGAAACCACCATCTTCAAGTTGTTTTTTGGTGTGTTCAGTACGGAATTTTTTATCTCTTTTTATTTCTGTTAACGCCCAAGCATGGAGATGCTTAATACAGGTTAAGTAATTATAATTTTCATCAACATTCTTAAGCCTTATATAATACCGCTTCTCTTTCTCGACTGTGTAGCCGAATTGGTGCATATTGACTAGGGTTTGAAATGCTTTTGTGCTAACGTTTAGAAACCACCTTTCAAACTCATTAAGTTTAGCTCCATCAAAAGTTGAAGGAATATTATGGGCAAATCGAAACAAATTCCCTTCAAAATCATCTTTGTTTTCCTCGTACCAATCCGCTACGAACTGCGGAACGACTAGCTTCTGCGGTTCGTCTAGTTGCAATAATTCACTTAAAAAAGTTCTATAAATATGTTCAAATTCAGAGCCACTCTTCATTTCTTGTAAGATTCTTATGTATTTTTCAGTCAACTCTTGTTTATCCATCCTTTTACCTCCTAAGCGTCGACTACTGGGAAGTGGATATCTCCAATCACTAGAGACGCTACACTGTAGTAATAACCAGCATTACCGTCATTAGCCTCACATTCAGCTAGGGCTATCGGGTTCTGGTTATGATAAATAGTGACTCTGTTCCTGCTAGTAGTTTCTCCCCAATCAGTTTCCTCTGTTGTTCGTTCGCCGATTTTGACATCGGTAATAACTGCATCTAGTTTTACATTTCGGAACTCCCCACCTGCCGAGGCACAACAATCACTTTCAGACATTTCAATAGTGACCTTTGTACCATCTTCAAGCAGCAGAAAGTCTTTATCCCATTTCACGATACGCTTGTAAAGCAATAACTCTTTAAGTTCTTCTAATGATCCGTATCTTGCGTTTTTTCGGTCAGGGTTATAATAACTCGGTAATTTAATAGTCTCTGTCACCTTAGTTTCCTCTTTTCTTCAAATATTCAGGAATTTCATCACCAACCTTGAGACTTTCGTACTGCTCCTTGGTCACCAAAAACTTACCATAAGCTCCAGCTGTGACCGTGTAGCGTCCCTCTATGATTTCCTTTTCTGTGATTTGTCCTGCCATCATACCGCCTGAGTTATCCACAACGTGGATAATGATAGGTTGCTTTTTAGGTTGCGGATTGATTGGTACGACATTCCCAAGCACTGCACCAGCGATAAAACACATCAAGCATAAGACTGTGTTAAAAATAAATTCTTTTAGATCATCACTCATCACAATTCTCCATATTTGCTATCACTGCCAATCCAATGGCCCAAACGAGGGCCACTAGATGTGCAATGCTGATAAAAATTATTAGCATCATTTCCATGTTAGTCTTCTTTCTTTAGCCATGAACCGACCATTAGGCAAGATAATCCAAACAAGCTGATAGCTACTCCAAATTCTGACCCAGTTTTAGGCAATGTAGCTGGTGCAGTGTATTCCTCTACATATTCACCCTCATGCGTTATTTTAACCGCCTCACGTTCAATTTTAGGCGTTTTATCTTGTGGTTTGATATTTTCCTTTGGTTTATCGTTTTGAGGTTTAGAAGGCTTATCTGGGCTTTCTGGGATATGTAGTTCTGGCAAGTCTAAAATAGGCACTTCATTCGGTACAACTCCACCCTCAAATTCTGGCTTGTCAATGCTTGGAGCATCTGGAGGTGTTACTCCACCTTTCCACTCTGGCTTTTCTAAAATTGGTGCATCATTTGGCAATTCAAAGACTGGTTTGTTTTCACCTTTGGCGTCCCCGCGACCTCCGACTAATTGGGCGCGACTGGTTGAAATAGCTCCGTCTGTTTCAGCCTTGAGCTCGACCTTATTCGTTGGATTTGTTGAATCCTTGACCGCGTTCGTGAGCTTGGTCTTGTACCAGATATAGATCATCCGGTCCAAGCGGTCCATAGTAATTTCGAAGCCATGGTCTGACTTGCTCATGGACTTAATAAGTTCTAGTGCTGATCCCTTATCGACCCAAGGCGTCACGCTATCGACATAGTTCATCACAAAGTAGTCGTCGATCAGTTTTTGATTGTCTGACATTTCGTCGATAATCTTGACATAATTCAAGACTTTTCGTGCATAGTTGATCCGAATCGTCCAATTGATGACGCTTGGATCGTCCTTGTCTTGACTGCCCCATTTTGAAATTAATTCATCCTTGCCAATTTCTTGCTCTTTACCAATTTGAGCAGTTACCACTGTACCGTTAAAATTCACGTTGACCGGTTTACCACTCTCAACCTTATCAGTCCATTTAGCATCTAATTTCAAACTCATCTGCTTATTAAGTGGATGTTCCTTGAAATAGTTGTTAAATACAGTAGTCACCGTTTGACTTGCTGGGTCAGTCGATGCCTTACCGACTACGGCATTTTCTGGATTTGTCACATCAAATTCATAGCTAGTCTGAAAAGTGATTTCTTCTGGTAGCTTGAAAGTGACCTTGTCGCCCTCATTTACTTCGATTTCATCTGGGATGTTGATATTCTTATATTCCACGGTAAACCCTTGGTACTTACCGTTGCCATTTGACTGGTCAATCGCTACTTCTGGGTTTGATACTAAAATTTCACTTCCGTTCTTTTCAAAACTTGTAGCAGAGACTTCTCGCCCTCCAGATTGTTCATCACTTGCCAGCGTGCTTTCTGTAACCGCTGTTTCTGTTGGTTCAGCTTCCGCTCCTGCTTGAGTAGCCTCTCCCACTGCTTTTCCAGTGTTTTCGCTTCCTGTTGTAAGTTCTGTATGTTCCGCTGAGTTCGGTTGATCAATTTCATTCGCATGTACTCCTTGAGTTGTGATTGCTACTGCTGCCATTGTCACTACTGCTAAAAGTGTTACTTTACCATTTTTCATTTTTGTATCTCCTGTTTGTCGATTTCTTCAATTTCTACCTCAATTCTAGGGTTGAGGCTGTAAAACTTCCCTACATCGTGAATAGCTATCTGACCATCGTCCTTAAAGACGACCCCTGACATGCTGTCATATAGCGACTTCTCGTAGTTATCTATATCTGGCTTCTTGCCTACTGGAATTGTCTCATCCAGTAACCCCTGATGGTTCTTTTTCCGATTAGAGATATACTGAGGAGGCTCGATGAAAAACCTCACCCGTGCCCTCAAAGCTCCCTCAAGAATAGGCTGGCCCATGTACTGATTAGCAATGAGCAGCTGGCAATGATTGCGCCAGACTTTCATGCCCTTATCCTCGTAAGTCGTGGTAAAACTCCCACGTCTTGCAAACCTTGGCCGTGATTGAGGCTTAGGCTCAATGTTCAGGGTTAATTTCATCCTAACTAAGCTCCCCTCTCAATCCACAGAGGTCAAATAGATTTCGCTTGTTGTTCTCAATGAACTCAAAGAACTTCTGAAGCTCGGCCAAGTGGCGTTTTTCTCTCTTGACTCCAAGATGTCTAGCCAATAGAGTGGCTCAAATACGTCGCCATTTTCATCTAAAGATGGCTCTGCGTCCTGGTTTTTAAAAACCATCTGCATATCATATTCAATCTTGTTTGTAATCGTGATATTTTTATCCACGATTTCGAGTGTGATTGTTGTTCCTGGGATGTCGATTTTATTTAGCATGTTATTTCTCCTGTAAAAATTTATTGTAAACCTTGGTAAAAATCTCTATTACCAAGGTTTGCGGTATATTTGACCGCTCATTATAGGACTTAGAAAAATGTTTCCACTCTACATCTTGCTTGATGATGTCATTTTTCAGTCCCAAATCAAGATTACTAGCAAACTTTGTGGGTTTCTGCAAAGGGTAGTCATAATTGTTGTAGCGTGTGAGATTGAGATGTGGGAGTTTGAAATCCATGACATCCTCAATATATTTCCATAAGCGCCCACTTGCTGGGTTCTCTATGATGAAATATTTAGGGTTATACCGCTTGATGATCTCAATGGTATTGAAAGCACAAAGCTCCCCATTGACTCTTTTCATAAATTGACGATCGTACTGATAATTTATATAGGCTTTCTCGTAGTCAGAGGCGTTCCTAATGGTAAACATGCTAGGTTCCCTTTGTGGAGCAAAGAGGCTATCTGAGAGGTCTTCTTGTTTCCAGCAAGCGTTACCCTCGCACATAGCACTTGCATTACTCCAGCTTTCGCAAGGTGGGCTAGCTATTATCAAATCAGGTTTTGGCAACTTGTCTAGTTTGTCAAAAAGTGTGTTGTCTCCAAACAAGCGCCCATAGTCAGCAAGGTTCAAATTTATAAAATGATCGTTCTTGTTTTCTATGTCTATTCCGATTGGATAGATGTCAATGTTCGCCCCCCCGAACCATTCAGAGCTTTCACGCCTTTTGTATAGCTACCATTACCGCTGTCAAACAATGCCCAAACGGTCATTTTTTTATCTGTCATTGATAGCTCCTAAAATGGCAAATCATCATCTGACAGATCAAGCGGATTAGCACCTCCAAATGGCGAATTATATCCGTTTGACGGGTTGCTATTTTGGGTGTTGTTGCGTTTCTCCAATAAAGTCACGGTTTCAGCAATTACCTCGGTAACATAGCGACGCTCTCCGTTTTTCTCGTAACTCCGAACTTGTAAGCGTCCTGTGATCCCGATAAGAGCGCCTTTGCTACAATACTGAGCAATGATGTCAGCTACACCACGCCATGCTTGGAAGTTGATAAAATCAGCCTCACGATCTCCATTTTGGTTTTTAAAATTTCGGTTGACCGCCAACGTCCCCTGCAGACTAGATACACCATTGGGTGTTTTGCGTAGATCGGGCGCTGCTGTTAATCTTCCAACCAGCACTACATTGTTAATCATCTGATTTTTCCTCCTTGTCTGGATTTTCCCACCATTCGACCAGTTCGTCATGATGGGCAATCAGGTACTCGTCAAATTCTTCAAATTGACGGATGGCCCATTTTAAGCGTTGGGTGTCTTCTCCACTTCGTGAGCAATACCCACTCACTTTAAAAATTGGGGTAATATCACTCACACTGCTACGGCTTAGATCGTCAACATTCAGAGCTTCATAAGTCTTAAACTCAAGATCCAGGATAAACTCATCGCCGAGATTGTGAATTACTTGAAGCCTCTTACCGTCCGAGTAGATGGCTATGCTACTTGAAATTTTTCTAATTTCCATGTCTACCACCCATTCTGTTCGTTTAGTTCAGCTTGAGTCAATGGCTCAATACGTTGATAACCGCTGACCTGGTAATTTGTCTTATGTTCAAATCCTGCCTGAGCAAGTGCCACCTTGAAACGGTCCTTTTCATCCGTGCTTGTAAAATACACTTCAAGGGTCATTTTTTGAGTGTACTGTTTCGGCTCATTTTCAGCCCCTCTCATCTCGTTTTGAGTGTTTTGGGGGATTTGCCCGCCGTCCAAGATTTCGCCTGTCTCTGGGTCAAAATTGGCGGTCTCCGTCGATTTTGGAGTGAGCTCCTCTTCTTTAGCTTCTTGAGATGCTCGAAGTCTCTCAGCTTGCTCTTGAGCTAGTCGCATTTCTGCTTTTTGTTTCTCAAAAGCATAATCAGATTTGATTTGTTCAAGTACCTCTACAAGAGTAAGGTCCCGTAGCATGCGGATGTACGGTTGATCTGTCATCCCGTACTCCGCACATTGTCCTGAGATGGTTGCTTTTGCTTTCTCAAATTGTTGCTGTTTCTGGTACTCAAATGTAACCATGTCATCAAGTGATTTCATTGTGGTTTTCTTGAGCGTCACGCCGTCTGCCATGAAATCGCTGGCTTTTATGTATTCTGTGGCCTTTTCATCGAAAATCCGAGGATCTAGCATATATTCAGCTGATTTATTAGCCAAGTAGCTCTTGACTGTATCCAAACGGACAGCTTTTTGATGCTCTTCAAATTCCTTAACATCATTTGCAATCTTGTCGATGACGTTGTCCATTGGTTCGCTAGTGGTTTTGATGTACTTATCAAATTCATCAGCTGATTGTGAGAGTTCACGCTTGATCTTAATCCGCTCATCAGAGATTTGTTTCTTGAGCTTACGCAAGTCAGCTAGTACCTGCTTGTCATCTTTGATGGTTCCAGCTGTCACTGTGTAATTTTTATACTTAGCTACAACCTCATTGATATTCTGCTCAAACTTCTCACGGTCAATGATTTCAACTTGAGCCTTTGTTATTTTTACTTGTAATTTTTGCATGTTGTCCTCCTAAAATTCCAACTCATCGCCATCTAGTAGCTCGCCTTGGATTGCTTCTTCTGCTAGTTCAGCCCCTGGATCTTGGTTTGTACGAGTTGCTTCTTGCTCTTTGTTAAAATGCTCAATTTGAGCCATTTTGCGCGCTATGACTTCTTCCTTGCTTTCTTGAGGTTCTAGAGGCGTGATGTCCTTGATGCGGTCAAATGTTTCTCCACCATCATCTTCCGTGTACATATTGCTCAAATCCTCTGGGAAAGCCTCACGTAGAGCATTTACTAGTGCTGTTTTACGGATCATAGTGGCTGGCATAGCGTTCCAGGTACTTTGTTTCTTGTCATACTCCTCACGGCTTACGAAGATTTCCACTGGCACTTTAAAATTCTTGCGGTAAACTCTCGCCCATCCGCCTACTAAGGTATCCCCAGGCAGCATGATGGCTCCTTTTCGTTCGTGCATAACACCCTCATCATCAACCGTTACTATTCCAGCCTCGAAGCCCTCATAGTTTGGATTTTGTGCAGCACGTTTGAGGAATGCCTCTTTTGAGACAATCAAACTGAACTCTGTCCCACCTGTTTTCTTCTTGTAGGCCACAATGTAGACCTCATTTGCTAGCGGGTTCAGATTGCGTCCTTTGATAAGGGATAAGGCTTGCCCAACCTGTTTCTCAGTCAGTAAATTCTGAGGATCAAAGTAGCGTTTGACATCTTGGAATGTCCAGACACTAGTGTCTACTGCTATATCACGCTTTGCTTGCGTTGTTAATTGGTTGTTTGTCATTTCATTCTCCTTTGTGTTTTCTTCATGTTCCAGATTTCACGCTTAAGACGGCTGTTTTTCTTGTTTAGTGAGATGATTTTGTCTTGCTGTTCATCGACAATCTCACCCAAATTGTGACAAAGCCTCTCATAGTACTTGCGCCAGTAAGCATCATCATGACAATTTACTTCCATATCACTCATCTCCTATGTATACCCAGCGCCCCCTACAAATACCCACTCATCAGGATCATAGGTTTCACGCTGTGGTTCAGGCTGTAAGTAATCACGATCATAGTCAAAGGTTCCAAATAGTCCTCTGTCCATGTGAGCCTCCTTAGTTTTTCATATTCTCGTATACATCAATGAGACGCTGTTGCACTTCCACTGTATCGGCGTAGCGCTTGCATTCGTATCCTAAGCGGATATTATCTTCTGAGAGCTCTCGCATGATTGCATTTTGTTTACGCACAACCTCTTGTAGCTCTCTCACTTGAGCTTGTAGTGTGCGGATATCAATCAAAGTCCCGCTGTGCTGTACTGGCTCATCTTCGTTGAAATAGTCCAGATTAAATAAGTTTTTGATCTTCTCTAACATTATTCGTCTCCCTCTTCGTCATCATCTTCGTTAGCTTGATGTGCATCAATGGCTTGCTTTGGCGTTTTGCCGTCTAGCACGTCCTGGATAGCATGCGATACGTTGTGTATCGTGTCTAGCGTATTCTCTAGTATTACTGTCTCTAATCCTTTAGAACCGATGATGGCTAGTGTTAGCATCCCAGTCATTGCGATACCGTGTAGATCTTATTGTAATTCTTGGATGCGTTCAATAGTTTTGATGTTTTCGTTTGAAGTCATTTTTTTGTCTCTTTTCTTTTTTTATTTATAAGTACTAGTTTGTTGTTGGTTAGTACTTGTTATTTAGTTAGTGCCGTAGGCTTAGATTGTTGTATAGTTAGTACTTGTTATATAGTTAGTACTTATTAGGGGGCAGTTTTTAACATGGCAGTTTTTAACATGGCAATTTTTAACATGGCAATTTTTAACATGGCAAAATCTTCCAAGTGTAAAATAGCCCTATCTAAATACCTGTGGATAACTCATCTGTTAACTTACTTTTTAAGTACGTTTTGTGATCCTCTGTCATTGGACTGTCTGAGAAGAACCGTTTAAACTCTGTTCCGTTTCCTCTTCCGTGACTAACCCTCACAGATAACAAGTACCCGCATTGTTCTAGTATCTTAAAATGCCTATCTACTGTCCGTCTGCTGATGTTTAATCGTCTAGCGATTTCCTCAGGATATACAACCCAGTCGGGCTTATTAGTTAGAATTACTGTTAATATCCCGATTGTTGCTGGCTCAAGCCTACTGTCCTGTGTAAATGCGTTATTTAACGCTGTATAGTTTTCTTGAGTGTTCCTAATTATATATTGCATACCCCATATTTAAGCCCCTTTCATGTCCGTTTATGCATGCCTCGGATAATGTCATAATAAGAATGCCCAGCAGGGATGACATAACCCGTAAGATCGTCTAACTGTGATCCGTCCGCCATGACATTTGAGATGCGTGGCTCCCATTTCTTTTTTACTGATTTCATGATATAATTACCTCGTAAAGTATTTTTCTTACTCCCTCAATGGAATTGCCGTTCCTTGAGGGCTTTTTGTTTTAACCTGGTAGCAATCCCTGGTTAAGAAATTTATTGATAAAATACTGCTGCCCTTTGCCTGTAACAAGTGGCGTTTTGTTCACTGTGATGTGGCCGTCAGCATGTGTGATGCTTGTTTCTTTAACACGAATAAGACCCATCTCTACGCTCTTCTGTGTTGGCATGTTCCAATCACGTCCATTACGTTTGATTAGGTATCCATGAGCTCGTAACCAGCTAAACAAGCGTGTCGCTCCAATATCTACCCCGTTTTGTTTGAGTAGCTTGGCAAGCTCTCCGACCAAGATAGATGTGTGACTAGCACTGACTGCCTCTGCAAACAGCACCTTTAGTCTATCAGCTTCTATCTTGGCTTCTAGTTTGTGGACTTTCTGATCAGCCATAAGCAAGGCTCTTGCCATGATTTTTTCGGGACTGTTAAAGTCCTTTTCTACTTGGATAAAGTATTGTCGGACCTGCTTGCCTCGTTCTGTTCGTTGGATCATAGCAATTTCTTTGGCCGTATCTAGCTTGATGATGTGGTCAACTTTGTTATGACCGCCTCGACCTGTTTGCTGCTCATTTTTGAGAAGCAAAAAATCTTGATTTTCTGCAAAGCCATAGTCAATCATTCGATTGAACCAGTCGGCATATTTTGTTTTGACTTCCAGAGCCTCATGTAACTGTCTACCAGATACTACAGGCTCATGGTTATCATTCAGAGTTACGTTTATGAGTTCGTTCATCTGTGCTCCTTTCTAGTTTTTAGAGGTCTCCAGTTTCAGCACTTCGTAAAAATAGATTTTTGCAGAATTTCTAGCATTGAAGCGCTCGATATATTCCCTAATCACTGCCCCATAACGTCGACGGCTAGGGATCGTTAGTTCTACAATAAATTCGCCTAAGTCTCCATTTGGACGTTCCTTGAACATTTTTACTGTTGCTGTTTTCATTTTGATCTCCTTTTTGCGGTTAAACCGCAATATTATGTAAAAAAATAATGTCATCAATAGACACATCAAAAGCAGTAGCGATTTGATAAGCCTGTGTCACGGTAGGCTCTGTTTTACCTCGTTCCCAATTTCCCCAAGTATCAGCAGAGACATCAAGGGCCTTAGCTGCGTCCACTTGTCGCCAGTTCTTTAGCGTTCGCAATGTTTTAAGAGTCATTTTTGGCATGTTACTGTCCTTTCTATCGTTTTTTTATAATTGACTGACTCAACTATGACTCTATTATAATGCGGTTAAACCGCAATGTCAAGTGTTTTTTGCGTTTTTTTCGTATTTTTTTATCTTTTTCTTTACTTTTTTGCGTTTTTGCCGTAATATATACTATATAAAGGAGTGACAAAAATGAGCGATAATAAAAGTAAAGAAATTTTTTCTGCGAACTTAGAAAATTTGATGAGTAGCAGAGGGATTGATAGAAATAAGCTCTGTTCTGATCTCGGATTGAAGTACACTACTGTGAGAGATTGGTTGAAAGGCATAACTTATCCTAGAATTGGTAAGATTGAGTTGCTAGCGGATTATTTTGGTATCAATAAATCTGACCTTATTGAAGACAAAAACCAAGAAATAAAAGAACTTAAAATACCTACTTCTCCATTGGTTCAAAAAATTACTGAAAAGGTTGTTAAGTTGACAACTCCAAGAAAACAAAAGGTATTGAGGTATGCCGATGAGCAACTTAATGAACAATCAAATAAAGTTATCACTTTAGAAGAACATTTGTTTGAGTATAAGGTATATGAAAAACTGTCAGCTGGGGCTGGGTTTTCGTATTTCAATGACGGTAATTTTGATACTGTTTTCTATGATAAAGATTTGGATCATGACTTTGCATCTTGGGTCTTTGGGGACTCAATGGAGCCAAAATATAAAAACGGTGAAGTTGTACTAATAAAAGAAACTGGTTTTGACTATGACGGTGCCGTCTATGCTATTGACTGGGACGGCCAGACCTATATCAAGAAAGTTTACCGTGAAGATGATGGGTTGCGTTTAGTATCGCTAAACTCGAAATATAAGGATAAGTTTGCGCCTTATGACGAAGATCCTAGAATTATTGGTAAAATAGTTGGCAATTTTCAGCCGTTTGAAAATTAGTGAGGAAGCACAATGAGCTTAATACAATCTCTTTATAATTTGTTCAAAAATACTCCACCACCTCCACAGAAGAGACCTTTATTGATTTTTGGTAGACGACTATACGACTGGGATGGCTTTTTATTTGATAATGTGTTACCTTGGGCTAGTGACACAATACCAAATACTGAGATTAGTATATCTGACTTAATATTTCTTTGGGTCATCAGTAGGTTTGGTCAAGACTTTCATTCATATCCTACTCACCTTGCTAGGAACTACGGTATTACAAAACCTCTGGAACAGGTCCAAAAACTTATAAACTTAGGTTTAGTTGACAACGGTTTTACTGTCACTGAACTTGGTATAGAATGTATCAATAAAAATCATGAATTCATTGAACTCCATAAAAATGGCTGGACTACACCTGAGGAGAAAAAATATAACAAAGAGAGTGACAAGTTATTCACAAAAAAATACGCTGAGTGGTTGCTAGAAATCGGCTTGACAGATGAAGGAAACAAAGTACTTACAGACCTTGAGGTTGATAACAAAAGAAATGAATGTTTTGAAATTTTCCGTAAAGGAGAAATGTTAGGTAAAAGTAAGAATTACAAAGACTCCAACTTAATTCTACTACCACTATTAGAAAACGACTTTGTAGACTTCTACGCACCACTTTATGAACGTATTGCTAAAAATTACCGTGGACTCAAAGAATATCAAAACGAAATTGATATATGTCAAAAGTTTTTGAACGACTTACAACCTCTTTATGGGACAGATATGTGGGTTGATGTTTTTACTAACCGTATCAAATTTTCAGTGGATGATCCAAACGAACCTCCTATGACCGAAGAAGAAAAGGCCAACGTGGCCTTAATTCTTCAACAACACTTACCGAAAGAGTAAAAACAACTGTTTCTAAAATAGAAATAGTTGCAAACAAAAAAGCCCCACGCTCTCAAACTTTGGCGAGTCTGAGCGTGAGGCACGATGTATAGTAAACGGCATTAAAAAGCCTGTTTTACTATACCCATTTTATCAAAAAGGGGGTATAAAAGCAATGAAATCAACAAATAAGGTAGCCATCTATGTCAGAGTTTCAACTACTGCCCAGTTAGAAGAGGGCTACTCTATCGACGAACAAAAGGCAAAATTAACAAGTTATTGCGATATTAAAGACTGGAATATCTACGAGATATACACGGACGGAGGTTTTTCAGGATCCAACACTGAGAGGCCGGCACTTGAGCAACTTATCAGGGATGCTGAGAGGAAGAAATTTGATACGGTACTAGTCTATAAGCTGGACCGTCTCAGCCGTAGTCAGAAAGATACGCTTTTCTTGATCGAGGATGTTTTTATCAAGAATGGGATAGAGTTTTTGAGCCTGCAAGAGAATTTTGACACCTCTACCCCTTTTGGTAAGGCCATGATAGGGCTTTTGAGCGTATTCGCTCAGCTTGAACGTGAGCAAATCAAGGAAAGAATGCAACTAGGGAAATTAGGACGTGCCAAGGCTGGAAAATCTATGATGTGGGGCAGAACTTCCTATGGCTACGACTATCAGAAAGAGACAGGGTCACTGACCATAAACCCAGCACAGTCGCTAGTAGTCAAGTACATTTTTGAGCGCTATCTGGCAGGTCGTTCTATTACCAAATTAAGGGACGACTTAAACGAGAAGTACCCAAAAGAAATTAGCTGGAATTACAGAGCTGTCAGAGGGATCTTGTCAAATCCTGTCTACTGTGGCTACAATCAGTACAAGGGCCAGTTATTCCCTGGGAAGCATGAAGCTATTATCACGGAGGATGTGTATAAGAGGACGCAAGAGGAGCTAAAACTTAGGCAGAGGAATGCTGCAGAGAAGACTAACCCTAGACCGTTTCAGGCTAAGTATATGCTGTCAGGGCTTGCTCAATGCGGGTATTGTCATGCACCTCTAAAGCTAATAATGGGCGGTATCCGCAAAGATGGCACTAGATTTATTAGATACGAGTGCTACCAACGACATCCGAGGAAAACAGCTGGGGTCACTGTTTACAATAATAACCAAAAATGTCACTCTGGAGCTTATGACAAGGACGAATTAGAGAAATATATCATTACAGAGATAAGCAAGCTACAGCATGACCAAAGCTATATAGAGAAGCTGTTTAACACCCAATCAAGCACTATAGACCGTGATAACTATCAAAAACAAATCGAGGAGCTGACTAGGAAAATAAGCAGGCTAAATGACTTGTATATTGATGACCGCATCACCTTGGACGAGCTACAAAAAAGGTCCTCAGAATTTATGACAATGAGGACGGCACTTGAGGAAGAACTTAAAAATGACCCAGAAATACAAGGTCAGGAACGAAGAAAAAATATAAAACAGGTACTAGACTGCGAGGATATCGCAAGTATTGATTATGATGGCCAAAAGGTCATTGCTAGGGCATTGATTGACAAGGTACAAGTGACATCTGAGCGGATTGTCATAAATTGGAGAATATAA